CTCAACATAATTTGTACCACTATAAGCTAAATTACCATTACCACTCTGACTGTTGATTGTTAAAGCAGCACCACCACGACTATTAATCGACCCCACAGAGACACCGTCTCTGCTAATACGCAAAACCTCACCATCGCTGCTTAAGCGGTTTAAATACATAGCAGGTGCGCCAGACTTAGCCACCTGTATATTAGCCGCCGCAGCAAGCATTACGCCTTCATTGCCACCAGAGCCATTGTTGAATAGGGAATTATCAGTAGTCCCCACCAATAAGTTTCCACTTGCATCCAGCGTCATCGCAGTGCTTGTGGCGTTATCGTCAATGCCTGTTGATGAAAAAGCACCCGTAGATGGATCAGTTTTTATAGTGGTTATCCAAGCAGTATTGCCGCTGTTTCTAACTTTCCAAGACCCGTCTGTGGTGTCAAACCAAAGCTGATAGGGATATGGCGTTGTCGGCGCAGATGACCCCGCGCTCATCGTTGCCGCAGCTTGCAGCGCATCGTTCAAATCTGACCGAAAACTAGGAAAAGTTTGGTTGGCAATGTTAAAATCGTGCTGTGACATTTAAAACCCCGTTGCAACGTAATCAAACAACCGATCCACTGGCGTGCCGCCACTGTTGTAAAATGTGATCGTAAAGCCGGTTGCCGATTTGCTAGTTATACCATAATAATCGCCAGATTGCATATCCCCGACCGAAATTGAAACCGCGTTCAGTGCCTTAAATGGCGTTGTGAACGTGATAACCTTTGATCCCGCGCCACTTTGAATGTCATTCCCGCTTTGCGTTCTATCCGGCAAGCGCATTTCTGCGGTCAGTTCCTCAATGGCCGGTGTTTCTGCGCTGTCAGTGCTGGTCAGAACCGCCCTAAACCGCAACGCCCTTGCTGTATAGGTTCCAACTACAAACTGCCGGTAAGCAGTCCACGTCGGGCTGCCAGCGGGGTCGTCTTGCGTGGTGCTGACATATAAATCAACGTCAGTCGCGCCGCTTGCCGGTGTTCCAGTGTGCATAGATAGTTGCGAGACCTTCAAAACCGCGCTGGCTTGCGCCGTAAATACCGCGCCAAGGTTGATGATGTTTGCAAAGTCATATGTGCCGCTGCTTGCAATAAAGCCAGCACCGGAACCACCGCCGAACAAGCCGGTTGCATCGTCAAAATTACCGGCAACGCTATCAAACAGATTGGTCGTATCCAGCCGCAGAACGTCATCGATCACAACGCAATCGGTCTTCGTGCCAAGAAAATCGCTGTGTTCTGACACTGTATCGGTCAAATTAAGCCCGTCAACTTGATCGACCAAAGCCACGCTGCTATCTGCATTGACGCTTTGCACGCCAAATTTGTTGACCGCCTTGATGAAATATGTGCCGGTTAGGGCTGGTGCGACAACAGTATTGGTCGGACGCGGCACTTTCTTGACGATTGTTTGCGCGTTGTTGTATGTCGCGCCGGTCAGCAATGGCGAATGCCGGATGACATAATGCGACAAATCTTGATCGGTTGATGCTGTCCAGCTTAAATCGGCGTTTTTGCCGATGATGTTGACGCTGAAATTGGTCACGTCAGACGCAGCCGCAGCTTGCCCGACAATGGTATGATTAGCCGTTGCCCACGCAGACTTGACACCAAGCGCGTTGATTGACCTTGCGCGGATGTTATAAGTGCCGCCGGACTGCACATTGACCAGCGTAAAGCGGTTGCCGGAACCTATGCCCAGTGACTTGTAAACTGTGTCTGTTGACAGCTTTGCTTGCACCTCAAATTGCCGCGCATAGATGCTGGTGCTTTCAACGTCAGCGATCAGCACTGAAATAGCTTGCTGATTAAACAGTTCTAGCGTGTCAGATGGTGAAATTGTAGGCGCGGGAATGTTGAATGGGTCTGGCAAGGTTGTATTGTCTTGAACAAAGGCAGTTTCTTCAGCGTTCCAAGTATAAACTGCGCTGTTTGTTTCGACTAATTGACAATCAACAGTTGCTTCAGTGCTGTTAAAATTTAATCGCCAGTTTACTACTTCAAACACTTTTTGCGTCCAACCCAGCCGCGCATTAGTGATCATTACAGTGTCACCAACTTGAAACTGAAAAGCAGTCATTTTGAATTTAGCTTGAACACTAATTTGTTGCCGATTTTTGTATAGGATTTGCTTTGCAATACGTTGCGCTCTTGCAGAATTGTCTGTAAATGGCAAATCAAAATTTAGATAACGGCGTTCACCGCCATCTTCGGTTTCAAACGTGCTGCTAGTGACCTCAGGATAATCTGTAGCTTGATAGTCGCTTTCTGGGCTAATGAACTGTCCTTTGATAGCGTTGAAGCTATCACGCGCCGAATTCGACGTGGTAACAAGAAGGCCACCAGCCAAATCATCTTCATCAAGCGTTACAGTTGGCGTGACATATGCGCCAGCCTTTAACGACCATTTGCCGTTGCTGTAATACAAAGACCCGCCCAATGACGTCAGCATTTGCTCTAAATTGCTGCGCGGCGTGTTTTGCGTATCAATCACACCAGAAAAAACATATCTTTGTTGCGAACCGCCGCCAACTTTAGCAACGGTTTCTTCGCAAATATTAGCCGCAGCAATAAAGCTAGTATCATCAATTTCACTAGCACTTGCCCCAAGGCCATAGGTTGCATCGGTTAAATAATCGCGGATAACCAATGCTGGGTTTGAACTCCAAGAAGTTGATGCTGTACGCGGATCATAAACCTTTTTGCCAAGCACTTTTGCGCTAATATTTGGCACGCCTTGCGGAAATGCGTCTGGATCAAATTTTAATCGGCAATAGATATATGCTTGATCTGTCAATGTGTGGCTTGATGTCCAGCCAGACGTTGCCAAAAGGTCAGATGGAATTGAGCCAGCATTGCCTTTTGTAATGCCGAAAATTTTAACTAAACCATCATATTTGTCTGGGCTTGAAACAACGCCAGTTCCAGAATTATAAGATAAAATTTCATCATTAAAATAAAATGTTTGAAATTGCTGAATTTCGTGTGCGGCCAAGACGATAACCATATGCAAATATTCATCGTCATCAGTGGCTTCCAAAAAGACAATGGTGCCGCCAACCCGCGCAGTGCCATAAACTAATTTGCGTGTGCTGTTTGATGCTCTTGTTGTAATAGTTTTTGATTGGTCGATGCCACCATTGCCACCACCGCCGATGTTCGGAATTTTTGGCTTTGGTGCAAGTGCAGATGCCGCTGCCGAAATAGCTAAATTCAATGCGAATGTTGACGCAACATAGGCGAAAGTTACCGTTGCAACGGTTCCGGCAATATAGGCAGAGCCTACTGTGGCTGCGGTTGCAACGGCTGCTGCGACTACTGCTGGTGGCATATTACACCTTCCACGCTTTCTTGGCCGCGTTTAACGGCAGGAAAATTAAACCATCTTTGCTCATTGCGGCGACTTTATCACCGACCACCAATGATAACGCATCACCTAGCGGCGTGTCTATTAGTGCCACGTCGCCGCGCTGCGCTTTAAATGGCTCTATTTCGTCCAACCTAGACCCGACACTGGCCGCAAGATCGCCAAGCCCCATTTTTACCAGAAACCTTGCAAAGCCTTTCTGTGATGAATATTGACCTATCCAGTCATCAAATCGTGACGACCCACAAATTGCTTTTTCGGCATATAAACAAAAATGACCGCAGTCGGCCTCGCCCCATTCAAACTTTTTGTGCCGCCATTCCTCGATATGATCGTTCAAGCGTGACGGCCAATCCTCTAACCGCCCCATTTTATAGATGCCTCCTGCAAAGAATTGACAAATTCAAAGCCTTTATCGTTAGCATCAAGGGCTTTTTGATCTTCGCTTGTCCAACGGCGCAATCGTGGTCGTTCCAAATCAATCAATCGACTTTCGGCAGTCAGTGTAATTGTGCAAGTTTCGCCCTCTTCGGCAATGCTCATCACATCCATTCGGCCGGAAAACACTTTATAGCTGCTAACTGTGCCGCTGGTAATTGCCCCAAGGTGTATGTTTACAATGCGATATTTATAATTTTCAGTTAAAGCATATGATAAAATGCTGCTTGATATGCCCGTCAGCGTCATTGAAACGCCCTTTGCGCCAATTTCTGCGGCCTCTTCAATAGCAGAAATCCCGATCAGCGTGCCGCCGCCAGTGTAAGTATTGCCGCCAAATGTCAAATCGCCATAGCCATTCCACAACCGTAAAGTGCCGCTGTCAAATTCAAGCTCAACTGCGACAAAACCAGTAAAGCTATCAGTGGCAAATTCTGATGGTACACCGCTGCGCGTCATAGTGCTTCAACCGCTGCAAAGCTGATTGAATAAAAACCAGCGTTGTTAATTGTCCACGTTGCATCATTCGTCGCCAGCCGGAAAACGCCTTGTGCGCCGCTAACAACCACAGTTGCATTGTCTGCCGGTGATGAACGCAAATCCGGCCACAGGTTTAACGTAGCTTGACCGCTGCCGTTTGTGTCAACATCTTCTAGCACTTTGTAAAGACGCGCTGTTGCACCGCTGCCTAGCTGGATATAATCGCCAGCCTTCAAATAGCCGGAAGCAGACGCAGGAAGCCCGTCAATAGCCAACTCGTTACCAGTCTGGCTTGCACCATTAACAACCGGCGTGCCAGCCGCTGTGGCCGCTGATCCGCGTGGCGTTGCGGCATTAGGATCGCCCAAAAGGAACGTGCCAAACTGA